ATGACGCCCGACATGAAGTCGATGGCGTTCGCCCGCACGCAGTGGGGCAACGACCCGGCCAACAAGGGCAGGCCGATGCCCGGCTATCTGACCGATCCGACGAAGTGGTCGCTGTACAACAAGGACCTCGGCGACGCGAAAGGCCAGTTCAACGGCATGAACCAATCTCTCGGCAATTTCGTCGACGACCTCGCCGAAGTCTCGAACAATCCCAAACTCGACGAAATCACAGGATCGGCGAAGGCTGTCGGCAAGGGTTGGCTCGAGGGCTTGGCCCCTGGGACGGACGCCTACAATCTGCACAACAAGATGGAGGGGTTGGCGGGTACGGCGAAGGTCCTGGCGGCGCGCGGCGGCCCCAAGGGCGTCGGGCAGAACCTCGCGGGCCTGGGCGCGAACCCCGGCGACTACACCAACTTCGGCATCGGCGACTATCGCAACGCGATCATCGCGCCGAAAATCAAAACCGCGCTCACCGCGCAAGCCAACGCCTATGGCGCGGCGGGCAGGCTCGCCGATCTGCCCGGCTATCTCAAGCCCTACCTCGATCCGATGTATCAGTCGGGCGGCGACCTTGATCCTGGCGGGCCAATCGGGAAGTCGGCCCAGCCGAACAAGGACCTCAAGCAACCGACAGCGCAGGATCTGATCGACTTCCAGAACGCGGTGGAACACTACGGGCCCCGCGCCGCGCTCGATCATCTCAAAAAGAAGGGTTACGACATTTCCGCCTTGGAGTGAGCGATGGCAGGCGCATTCGACGACTTCGATCCCACAGGCGCGAAGCAGCAACCCAACGCGGCGCCGCAACCGAAGCAGACCGAGGGCCCCGCAGCCAGCGGCGGGGCATTCAGCGACTTCAATCCCACGGGCGCCTCCTCGAAACAGGCAGGCGGCGATCAGACGACCGGCGGCGGGAATGGCGCGGCGCAGCCCAGCGGCTTTGGCGTCGATTGGAGCGATTGGCGGCACGGCTGGCCAATCACGATGCCGCAGCCGGTGGAGGACTTTGCGAACATCGCGAGCAATGAGGCCTCGATGAGTACGCTGCCGGGCCTCAAGGCGCAGGCCGAGGCGGCGAGGAAGCGCCTCAGTCCAGAGACGGCGGCTAGCGCGGATGTGGCGGGCAACATCCTAAGCCCGACGACGCTGCTCAACGCGGTCCCCTTCGTAGGCCCCGAACTCGCAGGGGCGACGCATCAGGGCATCAAGAGCTACGCTCAGGGCAACGACTGGAAAACCATCGGCGAGGACACGGCGGGTGGCGGCATCGCGGGTCTCTTTGGCCAAGGCGTCGCCAAGGCCGCCCCCGCGATCCTGCCGAAGCTCACCGATGAGGGCCTGAAAGCGGGTCTGACATATGGCGCCCACAAGCTCTTTGGGGGATGGGCCGGGGGCGATGTATTCAAGGAAGGCGCGGGCCTTCTCGGCCTATACGCGGGACTGGACAAGGTGGGCGAGAAGGCCGGGGAACTGGTCAAAAATATCGCCAGCGCAAGCCCGACCCGACAGGCGATCCAGAACCTTATTCTTGGGGGAGCGTCAGCAACCAGGCAGGCGGCAGGTCCGTGGGATCAGTGGATGCCGGGGCCGTAAGGCCCTCACCCCAGGGTGAAGTGACCGGCCACCGCGAAAAGGCCGATCAGGAAAGCGACAGCGCAAACCACCGCGAGGCTCTCCCGCCAGGACACGCTCGGCTTCGGCCTCGGCTTTGCAGGCGGCGCTATGCCCGCCGCCCGTAGGCGCTTGTCGATCCGCGCGTTGACGATGCTATCGAAAGCCCAGCCCGCAACCAGGGCGACGAGGAAAAACTCCCAAAAACTGTGCATCACTGAACCTTTCGCAAAAGTTTGACGAGCTGGTCGCGCTCGCGCTTGTTGAGGGGCGGCCGACGCTGGAGCTTGGCCAGCATGGCCGCCTCGGCCTCGGTCAGGCGCCGATCCGCGCCGGGGACCTTGTCGGTGGGCCAGAGGGCGGTCATTTCGCGGGCACCTGAATGATGATCGGCGGAAGCGGCTGCGGCGGGTTGCGGCCCGTCTGGTAGCCCAGCCACCCAGCCAGCGCCGCCGAGATGGCGACCGCCGCGCCGACGACAATGGCGAGGTTGCGCGGCGTCTCCCAGAAGAGCTGCTTGCGCCTGAGTTCGATGTCCATCTTCAAAAGCTCCAGTTTCAAACGGCCTTCGCTGAGATGATCAGCGAGGCCCTCGTCCAGGGAGGTCATCCGAAAAACCTTTACGCCAATCAAAATCGCGACGGCGTTAGGCGCCGTCTGATGCCGCAGTTGACTTCGCGGATGATGATCCCAGCTCGCTCCACCTCGACCAAGTCCTTGCTGCGCAAAAGGGCGTCAACAGCGCGGTCGCAGAGCTGACGCTCGGCGCGTTCGGAAGGGAAGGGCATCGCCAGCACGGCCACGCTCGCAGCCCCGGCAACGACAGCCAGCAGCATCGGGAGATTGAAGGGCCATGGGAAGCGCAGCGCGGCTACCATTTCAACTTCCAGTCGTGCGGTTCGGCTGTTTTCAAGGCATAGATCCCCGCGCCGGTTCTCTCGATGTCGCTCTTGAACGTCTGGAGCAGGGCTCCGAGGGTGGCTACAGAATAGCCGTTCCGCATGAGCGCGGCCCGCATCTGCTGCAAGCTCGCAGGGCCGTTTTGAAGCAGATCGCGGACGACATCGACCGCTTGTTCGCCACGTGGATTGGGAGCGCGCCAACTGCCCCGCCGGGGCCTGGGAGGTGCGGGCGAGGCTTCGTCGGGTTTTGCCGTTTCGTCGACCTCGGCGAGATTGATGGTGATTGCGCCATCCCCGACCTCGATGCGGACGGATTTGGCGCCGAACCTCTTCGCCGCCTTCAGCGCCCTCGTGTAATCTTCCATCAACGGGCCATTGACCTTAGTGGGCATTTCTGGCGTTCCAAGTTGTCACCGGGCCAACATATAACACCGACAGCAGCCGTCTGAAAGGGGAAGGGATGCGCGGCTAAAAACCCAGTGTTTTCAGTAGGGCCAAAAATCCCGCACTTTGCCAAAAACGCCCGGAAATCCGCCAATGTCTGATTTCGTGTCGGAATACGCTGCGCGGACAAAACCCCAGCAAATCTGCGGCTCTCCAAGGAAAAATCCCGCACTGAAAAGTCGGTGCGGGAATAAAGTTCTCGCTCCTGTCATGGGGACGAGCTACATTCGGACATTGTCTGAACAGGGGCTCGCCATGAAAAACCTTCTTCTCGCCGCCGCGCTCGCGCTCGTCATCGCATCGCCCGCCGACGCGCGCCTGCAGCTCTCCATCGGCTCCGGGCTTTCCACCTTCACCTGCTTCGACGGCGAGCTGTCGTGCGACGCATCGGGCGGCGCAAACAACCTGCTCACGGTCGACACGACCGTCGGCGGCGCGTTCGTCCAGATCACGCTGACCCAGTCGACGTTCGGCCTGCACAACTCGCTGCAGCTCTCCTCGAGCAACATCGAGAACACGCTCGGCGTGCCGATCGCCGTGACGCTGCTGGCGTCGGACACCGGCTTCGCGGAGCCGGTCAGCTTCATCAACAATTCCGGCTCCCTGACCTTCAACGCCAACGTCGGGGCGTCCGACAGCACGCTGAAGTTCTGGGCCGACGCGGCGAATGCGCAGGGCGCCAATCCGACGAACACGCCGGGCTCGCTCCTCGAGAGCGTCGCGGGTCATGCGGTGACCGATCCCGACAGCTTCTCCGGTTCGAAGATCGCCGCCTTCAGCGCGGGCGCGCCGTTCTCCATGACCGAGGGCGCGGCGCTCGCATTGCGCTCGGGCGGCAGCGTGACGGGCTTCAACCAGTCGATGACCTCGGGCGTGCCGGAACCCTCGACCTGGGCGATGCTGGTCCTGGGCTTCGCCGGGCTGGCGTGGGCTGGCCTCAGGCGGGGCAAGAGCGCCCGGTTCGCGATCTAAAAAAAGGGGCCCCGGAGGGCCCCTCTTCTTCACGCCGCTCTCTTCATCCTGCGCGCCGCGTTGTCGGCGAGCTGGGAGTTGTCGGCGTCGCGGGTGTAGATGCCGGGCGTTTTGTTCTCCGTCCAGCCGAACCAAGCCTTCAGCTCGTCGACGGTCGCGCCCGCCAGAGCGAACCGCCGCGCCGCCGCCTTGCGCAGGCCGTGCGCGCTGCACTCCTTCAGGCCCGCCTCGTCGCAGACCCGCCGGAACCACCAACTGAAAGCATCGGCCGTGATCGGCTGGCCCTTGTCGCCGACGATCCAGCAGATCTCGCCCACCGGACCAGCGGCGAGAGCCTCGGCCAGCTCGGGCAGGACCGGGATCGAAACCGGGTTGCCGGTTTTGCCCTGCCGGATGGCCAAGCGCCCGTTGAGGAGGATGGTCCGCTTGCCGAACTTGATGGCGTCGCCGCGACGCTGGCCGGTCCATAGCAGGACCGAATAGGCGAGCCGCTCGCGCGTGCCGAGGGGGTAGAAGGCCTCGAACTGCGCCAGCTCCTCCTCGGTCCATGAGTGGAAGCCCTCGCCGTTGTCGCGGCTGATCAGCTCGACATCGCGGGCGATATTGACCGGCATGTGCTTCGGCGTCGCCCACTTGAAGAGAACGCGCAGGACCTTGACGACGGCGTTGGCCATCGCGGTCGCCCGGCCGCCATCAGCCGCTGCGTCGCGGACCTCTTCGACCCAGTCGCGGTCGAGGTCGCGGACGGCGTAGGCGCCGTTCTGCTTGACGAGGCGGGCGAGGATGCAGCGGCGCTGCTTCTGTGTGTTGGCCGCCGTCGAGGTCCAGTCCGACGAGGACATGAACTGGTCGACCAGCCACGCGAGCGAGCCCTGCTCGGCGTGGGTCAGGACCGCCTTCTTCGTCACGGCAGCGGCGCCGTAGCCCTTGGCGGCGGAGATGGCGGCGTTGAACTCGCTCGATCCGAAGTCGCCGCGAATGCGGACGCGCGGCCCGTGGCCGTCGCGGAAGTACCAGACCCGGTTTCCGTGCCGGTTCAATTCGGAGCAGAGGCCCCGTTCCCTACGTTTCGGCATAATCTTTCCCTTACCAGCGCCCTTTTGGTTTCTCCCTCACTTCGGCATCCGGTGCGGGAGGTTGGCCCAATGCCAACTTCTCCAGATAGGCATCGTCCAATAGGATCGCAATAGCCCCCTCGCCGATCTCCACTCGAACCACCTTCGCGCCAGCCCACTTCGCGGCCTTGAGGGCGCGCTTGTAATCCTCCATCAGGGGCCCGTTCACCTTAGTGGGCATCCAGCGCCTCCATGGCGCATTCGACGAAGGCCCGCGCGACCGGCAGGACTAGGGCGTTTCCGTATCCTCTGAGCATTCCGGCCCGGGACATGCCTTCGTAGGGGCTGCCCGATCCCAGGTCGAAGGCAGACCCATCAACCAGCGGGAATGACTGGGGCTCAATTGGCCGCCACTTGCCGTCCCGGCAGAAGACCCAGTCAGCATCTGACCAGAAGCTGTCAGCCGGGCCGGGCCAGCCAGCCTCGCCGCGTCCAGCAGCGTCGTCCCGGCGTTGCCCTTGATCATGTAGCCGTGACGCGCGCTCGAGCGGGCGTCCTCCTCGACCGGCGTCGGCCAGCCCGCCAGCTGCGCCGTCACGCCGTTCCTGATCCGGCCGCCCAGGTAACCGCCCTTGTGGTCCGTCAACGCGGGCGTGGGCCACGAAGAACATCCGGTAGCGGATGTGCGGCGCGCCGAAACCGCCAGCTGGCAGGATGGCGGTCCCGACGGCATATCCGCTGGCCTCCAGGTCGTGTCGAACAGCGGCCATCCATTCCCGGCCGTCCTTGCTCGCAACCTGCTCTCCAAGGACCGTTGCAAAGCGGCGCTCGGCGATGAGGCGGTGAAAAGCGGGCCAGAGGTGTCGTTCGTCGATATGGCCTTTTCGCTGTCCAGCCGCCGAAAGCGGCTGACATGGACATGACCCGGTGGCGAGCGGCCTCGCGAGGCGATGTCCTGTGGCCGCTTCGGCTTCGGCGACGGCGCGGGCCCAGACGCCGATCCCGGCGAAGAAGTGGACGTCGTCGCATCCGGCGAGGTCGTCTCCCCGAACATCGACAATTGACCGCTCATCGACATCTCCATCCGGCAGCTCGCCGAGGCTGATCAGGTTCCTGAGCCACGCCGCCGCGTGGGCGTCGATCTCGTTGTACCGGACGGCGGCCTCAATGGGCATCGGGCGCCCCCAGGACGGCCCGTAGCAGCAGCCGGGCGCGGGTGGGCTCATCCGCCGCGCCGCCGTCGAGGTCGGCCCTGGCGAGGCTGGGAAGGGGGATGGCGGGCCGAAACGAAGGGGGCTTCGTTTCGGAAGCGAAGGGAGCTTCGTGGCGGACGGGCCGCGTCAAATGACGCGCCGCGCCGCACCGCTGCGGCCAAGGATACCGCCAAACCGAAAACAGGTGGCATTTTGCGTCGGCGGGACTTGCCGCCAAAACCGCCAAAACCAGAAACGCGAGCCGCCTCATCAGTCTGGCTCCTGCTTGATCCCGAACCGGCGGGCGATCTCGGTCGAGCCCCGGCCGACCACCCGATGCTTGGCGCCGAGGCGCTTCGCCCGGGCGATCTCGCTCACGTCGCGTCTCGTTTTCCTGTCGTGGCACTTGAGGCAGAGCAATTTGCCGTCGTCGGCGGTGAGCGGCGCCCGGTTGTCGTTGGCGGGCCTGACCCCCTCGGCCACGACGTGATCGATTTCGAAATCGGCCCGGCTCAGGCATTCGGCGCCGCACTCCTCGCACCACATCCGGCCGTTCATGTCGGTCGCGCGGCGCTCGATCATGCGCTTGCTCGCCTTCGAGAACGCGATGCGGATCATAGGTCCTGCTCGGCGAGGTGGCAGAGGAAGTCGCACGACGGCTGAATGGGGTCGGTGACCGGCTGGTTTCGCGGGACCTCGTCGACAAAGATCTTCTCGCCGTTTAGCTTGCACAGCCGCATGTCGAGGTCCCTGCACATCGCGGCGAACCGGGCAAACTGTTCGGGGAACTCCCGCCGCACCAGCGCCCAGTAGGCGGGCGACTGCGCCTTGCTGCACGGGATGCAGTTGTTGTTGCGGAAGCCCAGCGCGTACATCGACGGCAGCGCGATGCCAGCCCGCTGCACCATGTCGAGGCAATGCGCCTTCATCAGCCCGCGCTCGATCAGCGGCGTGACAATACGCTGCTCGGGATAGTTCGCGCGCAGCCGATCCGCACGGTTCGCATCGGTCGCGTCGGCCGTGTAGCCCAGCACATGGACATCGTCGGGCCTCTGGAACGTCAGCCGGGGCGCAGCCTTGAGCCTCACGCTGCACGGGGCTCCATTGATCCCGGCGAGATAACGCTCCCGCTTCCACACATCCCAGGTGTCGATGTATTTGTCCGACTTGAGGCGCGTCACCTTGCGGCCGAACCATCGCTCGCAGTCGGCCAGGAACCGCTCGTTGTCGGGATGCTCGGCGCCCGTCTCGCAATAGACCGGCTCGGCCTCGACTGTGAGCTTGGTGGCGACGGCCGAGGCCGCGCCGCAGGAGAACCAACTGAGCGTCCTCATGCCGCCCCCCTGAGCTGCTCGGGCGTGACGCCGACTAGGGCTGAGATCCAGTTCAAGATGTCGTCCTTCGAACGCTGGAACTCGTCCTTGTCCATCCGGTCGAGCCCGTGCATGCGCTGGCTGCGCGCCCAGCGGACGATGACCGTCGGGCCCCGCGTCGTGACATGCGCGAACTCATCCCTCGCCTTGGCGTAGGCGGCGACCCGCAGCGCCGCCTTGGCGTTCCCGGCTTCGACGACCATCTCGCGATGCCAGCCAGTCGCGACCAGCGCCGACTTGCGCAGGTGCTCGCTCGTCGGGAACATCTCGGTCATCGTCTCGGGCAAGTTGCTCCAGGCCTGCTCGATCCAGGCGAACTGGTGCTGATGGCTGATCCAGCTCCGGTCGGCGACTTCCTCGAGCCAGTAGCGTTGGCCGATCACGAACGCCTTGTCGGCGAGCTTGGGCTTCGCCGGGACCATGACTTCGCCATTCCACGTGAAACTTTGCATGGGCTTCAGCCGGAGTTGACGGGTTCTAACCGCGCATTGCGGGCGTTCATTGCGTTGAGCATCGTCGCGTGATCGGCGACGGCGCGGCGCTCGCAGTTGCGGCACGACAAGGCGTAGCGCCCAGCTGGAAGCGCGGTGATTTTGGAGGGCGTCAGGCACTGCGCGCATTCCCAGGAGCCCGTCATGATCCATGCCCGCTCCGTAAGAAATTGCTCGGTTTCCGCCTCGACCCGGTTGCGGCGTTTGGCCTGCTCAGCGAGCAGCCTCGCCTCCTCCTCGACCCATTCGCGCGTGCGTCTCTCGCGCTCTTCTTCAGCCTGCTTCCTCCGCTTTTCATTTTCGGCCCAAACGCGCGCCTTCTCCGCATCCCGCTCGGCCTGCTCGGCCCTGCGCCGCTCACGCTCGGCCCTCACCTCGGGGTCGCCATTGCCGTTCGCCCAGGCCTTGCGCTGTTCGGCCGTCATCGTGTAGCGCGACTTGAACGCAGGCCGGGGGGCGCGCACTGCGGCAAGCCGCTCCGAATAGCCGAGGTAGAGGCTGTTGCAGTCCCAGAGTTCGGGCATGTAGCGCCTGGCGCGGATGCGGCCGACGAGGCGCGACGTGTACTCGTCATGCAGAACGGTTTGGAAACCCTTGTCGAGCAGCGGCGCGATGCGAAACAGCGGGTGGTTGGGATAGTTGCATCGCGGGATCGTCGCCATGAGCGTCACGCCGCTGCCGCGTAGCGGCGCGAGAGCTGTTCGACCTTCCGGTCGATCTCCTTGATGAACTGCGCGATCTCGCGCTCCAGCTCGGCGATGAGCGCGTTGTCGCGATGGACGCGCCTGACCCAGATCTGCATGTGCGCGGGGAAGTCGGGATTGAACGAGACGTAGTCGCACCATGAGCGGCCGGTGCAGGCCATCTGCCACGCCATCTGAGTGAGGTGATCGTTGCTGATCGTCTCGTTGATCAGCGTGTCGAGGTGCTTGGCGGGCATCGGGCACTTGATCTCGATCAGGCCCGAGATCCCGGCGATCAGGCCGTCGGGCGAGGCGTGCGAGCCCTTGATCGAGGGATGGGGGACGAGGCCCACCTCTTCGACCTCGACGCCGCGCAGAAGCTCGTAGAGCATGCGCGCGTCGGGCTCGCGCGCGGTCCCCTGCTGCATGGCGAAGGACTTGGGGATCTCGACCGGGACGCCGGTCAGGCGCTCGAGGACCTTGTTCGCCATCAGGCTGTCGCGGTCGGCCGAATAGCCGCTCTTGGTGCGGCGCACGACGCTCGGCGCGTCGGACGCGCCGATGGACCCGCACCTCGCCAGGCGCCACTCTTCAGTTCCCTGCTGGAGCATTGCGCTTCCTCTCAGCCAGCGCGAGGTCGAGGACCTCTTTGGCCCGCGTGTACTGGTCGACGTTCATGTCGATGATGGTCTCGACGCCGATCAATCTCAGCAGCGTCGCCTCGCTGCGGCCCGTGTCCTCGATGAGATTGCGCAGCTCCTCGGCCTGCTGCTTGCTGACCTTGGGCGAAGTCCCGCCAGCGCCGCGCCCGTCGTCGTCGACCCCTGCGGGCAGGCCAATTGCGGAGCGCAGCGAATACCGCTGGAGGTAGGTCAGCGCCGACCCAAGCGCCTGCACCATCGACATGCCGGTCGAGCCGGGATCGACCCTGCTCTCCAGCGGCGAGTTCTCCTCGCTGTAGCCGTCGGAATGGCTGACGATGCAGGTGACCTTCACCACATCGGCCGCCTGCGCGACGCGGAAGCGGTACGAGAGGCCGTGCCTGGAGAACACCGGATCGACCGCGCGGGCGACATCGGCGAAGCTCTCGTACTTGTACTTGACGCGCCCGCTCCCCTTGCTCGACGGGTAGTCGACATCGCGCGTTTTGAGGACCGGCCCGATCTCGCCCTTGGCCTCGCTCATCGCGTTGTTGAAGGCGCGCATGGCGGCGCGGTCCTCCTCGGCGCGGCGCGCGGCGAGGAGGCGCTCAAACACATCGATGTTGAGATCGCTTCGGGTGGCGAGCCGCTCGATCATCGCGAGCAGGCCGCCGCCCCCGGACGATGGAGCACCCACTTCCGGGGGCGGCGCGACAGCCGCGTCCTGGTAAGGGACCGGCGCGACCGTCGACTGATTATCGCTCATTGAGAGGCTCCCGCAAAGCCCGATGGTTGTCCCCGCGCCATCTTCCGTCAACGTTTAACAGCGGCTTGTTAGACGTTTAACAGGCCACTAATCCACAAGTATTCGCACCGTTAGACGTTTAACAGCCCCTATTGCACGCAGCGCGGATTGGTAAAACGTCTAACATCTGTCCGCCCCAAGATGTTGGCCCAGGGGCAACATGGGCGTTGCTCTGTGGATGGCGCGAATGTTAAACTTGACGAAGGTTAGCGCCGAAGCGCAACTTACCGGGATGCAAAAGCGCCCGCCACCCCAACCGCCGCTCGACGAACTGATCGAGCTGCGCAAGGACAAGGGCTTCGCCCAGAACGACTTCGCCAAGGCGCTCGGCGTCAGCCGACTGCACCTGCTCGCCATCGAGAGGGGCCGCCGCAGGCCGTCGCCGGAACTGGCCGTGCGCTGGCTCGAAATGCTCGCGCCCGAAGCGCGCCTGAGGATGTTCGGCGACGTGCCGCTGATCGAGGGGCGCATCGCGGCGGTGCGCCGCCTCGAGCAACTCTCCCCGAAATTCTTCAAAGCGGCCTGAGGCGGGCGATGGCGCGCAGACGAAATAGTTTTGCGCCGCGCGAGAGCCTGATCCAGGCCGCCGTGATCGAACACTGGCGGCAGCTTGGCGTGCCCGGCTCGCTGGTCGCCGCGATCCCCAACGCCAACGCCCACGGCCAGCCTGGGCTCACCAGGGGCATGTTCGACCTCGTCGTGATGACGCCCAAGCTCGGCGACAAAACCGGCTGGCTCGAACTCAAGGCCGACGGCGGAACGCTGTCCGACGATCAGAACGGCTTCAAGCGCGCGATGATCATGCTCGGCGTCCCTTACGCGGTGACCTACGGGCGCGACGCGCCGATCCGG